TGCCGCAACCACTACGTCAATTGGCGTTAATTATGCACCGACGGGGCTAACAGGAGCGTATGCGTTATATGCGTACTTGAACGGTCGGTGGTTGTTTTTGCGTAAGATTAGTGCGTTTGCATCTGCTACCTCCATTACCCTTGCTGCTGGGGGAACGCCATACGCATTGCCAGCCGCAACGCCATTGTGTATTGTTCACTATTTAACTATTTACACCGATGAGTCATATGCGGTGGGAGATGAGATATTTACGTATATTTCTTCATCATCATCTACGTTGTCATACATTGGCACAATTCAAAATATTGATTCAAGTAGTGGTGGTGTGTACGTCTTATCGTATATGCCTTATTGGTCAACGCCATATAATGCGTATGCAAACAGTAATTTACCAATCATTGGTGCAGGCACTGCATCACCCTCTGTCTTGCGAGCAACTCGTGCAATGCGAGGGTCAAGTACGTCAAATTATTTTGCGGACGTCTTGGGATATGTTACCAGCGCACCAGCGTATACAGATGGAAATCCTAATTATTTATCATCATTAGTGTGGGCAAGTGCGTCATCACAAATTGTGCCATCAATTAATACAGCAATTGCTACCACCACGACATTTACGTTTATCACAAGTTCGTCACTTGGCACATTTGCGGTATTAACATCGGCGGCAAGTAACACCATAACCGTGGCTGCAAGCTCAGTGGTAGTAACAGTGGCGTATACATCGGGCAATCCTACTGCGGAGGATTTAGTCGGACGTGCATTGTACACTAACACGGGGTTGTATGTAGGCATTGTGGCAACTGCGGAATCGTCCGTATTGTGCTATCTTGCCTCGCCAGCAATTAATGCAGTCGCAGTAGCTGCCACATATCAATACACGGCGAATCGTATTAAACAAATGATTATTGCGGGCGATGTACTTCGTACAAGCACAGGGTTGCTCATTGGGCAAGTGCGAGAATTGCTTATTGACACAAAACAAATTTCACTTATTGCCAATGCGTTGCAACCTGTAACTACCGCCACAATTTTGATACATCACAAACCATCAAATGTATTATTTCAAAGTCAATTAACTACGTTTAACGCATCAATTCAAACTACTGCCTCATTTCAACCCGTGGCATTGGTGACGGGTTCGGGAACGATAGGCACAAGTACCTCAAGCACCACCGTCACTACGTCTGTAACTGCATCATTTACCGCAGGGGATGTGTTGTATTACACAAGTGGTTTTGTGGATATAGTAATTGGCACAATTGCTACAACCGCATATAATTTATTTTCATTTACGCTTACTGCCAATGCGTCTGCAACATTAGTTGCTTCTGCGTACAAAGTAATGCCTGTGTGTTCAAAAAATGATGCAATTCTCACAGGTACAAATACAGGATTTTCATCTATTCCTGTAGATGATATTACGTATCAATCATATGGCACAAGAATGTATTATTACCCAACAAACGTAACAATTCCGACATTGCTGGGAACTATTAAGCCATTGCGATTAGGGACGGGATTTTTGACGTCAAGCAGTACCACTGCAACAATTACGATTTCCACATCAGTAACATTGTATGCAGGAGATATGTTGTACACGACGGATGGTTTGTATATTGGCACAGTGCTTACGACCGTAACGGGCACGTCGTTTACGCTTACCGAAGTGCCAGACAGCGCAGTAACTACTACATTTTATCAAGTGCAAAGCCTGATTGGGAGTGATACCGTCCTTACTCTTACCAATCTTAATAGCACCGTTGCCTCGTTCTCATCATCATCATATTCTTTGGCGTACTCCGTTGCCAACGTACCAGGAATAGGAAAAATCACAAGTGTTACCAACACGGGTTTGGTAGTATCAACATTATTTGCAAATTACCTCGGTAATTACGGTGGGTTAATTACGGTCAACAATGCTTCGACCGCAGTAACTATTAGTGCAAGTTTTAGTGCGTACAAATTGGTGGGACGTGTGTTGTACACGAGCGCAGGCGTGTTTATTGGTCGAGTTGCATCGGCTTCAAGCACTACCGCATGTACGCTTGCTGCCAATTACACAGGCACATCACTTTCAAATGCAACATACACCTATTCAACCGCAATCACATTGACCACTGCGGGTAACACTATAACCGTGGCATCAGCGTCAACCGCCGTCACCGTAGCAGGTACGCCAAGTGCATTTGCGCTGGTCGGACGTGCGTTGTATACCAACACGGGGCTGGTGGTAGGCACGGTGCTATCGGCTTCGAGTGCTACAGCGTGTGTGTTAACCGCACCAACACTTAATGCAGTCGCAGTAGCTGCTACATATTACTACTCGACCAACATCAACGCAACAAGAGTGCCGACACGCTTTACCGAAACATTGTATTCAGGTTCAACAATTGGTTTATCGGTTTCTCCATTGCAATATCCAGCAAACAGCACAACAAATATACGTGTTTCTGATGTTGTAAATGATAATTACGTGCAATCGGTAAACGCATCATCGGGAATTGGTTCATCAATTAATAGTGCTATTACCATTTATCCTGTTATGCCAATACCATATGTGGTTTCTTACTCATATGAAGAGCAACCGATGTATGATGTAGGGGAAACAGCGTATATTAACAACGATTGGCAGTCATTAGGCAGTCAAAATGGCACAATCAACGACCTAATCACCACTCAAACAGGGGATATTATCGCTAGTGGCACGTTTACATCATGGTCCGACAAGAGTGATAGCACCAGCGCAACACCACGGTCGGTGTATCGTACCGCTCGTATTGTACCCCTGATAGCAGATGGCATAGTCACAAACGCATATGCGACACCGTTTGTCGGCACATCTTATACTCGCAACGGAGTCAACTATCCCGTTAATGCGGTCGCTGACATTACCGACATTAATCCTGTAAGCGGATATGTAGGCAGTGGCAATCGACTGCTAATGGGTGGCTCGTTCACAAAAACAATGGACTCGGAAACGTTATCAAACGGGTTGGCATACGTAGAAGGCTCGACCATTTCAGGCAACCTTCAAACCATTGTAAGCACTGAGATTCAACTTCCTACCAGCGCATCGGTGACCAAGATTGGATATACAAATCGCATGCGGGTATATAGTAGCACCCCAATGACGAACATCCTTGATGGCATTAACGGGTCAAACATAGCCATTATTACCTCATCTGGTCAAGCCACCGCATTGATGCAATACTATTCTGTGCGGGTCAGAGGAAACGCATCAACCTACCCTGTCATTACCATTGTCAACTTAGGCACGCATCGCACGTTATACGAACTGTATCAAACAGACACAGGCGCACGCATTCGCTTTCTTAACAATGGAGTCAGTGTGCTGGCATATGAAACCATCACCATCAACTGCCAACCAGGACGTCGGTCAATTTCTAGCGATATTCGAGGTAACTTAATTTCGTATATCCACCCCACCACAAATCTTGTTGATTGGGTACTTCTGGGAGCAAATAACAGCGCAGGGGTAAGCACGCAATCGTATGACGATTACCGCACCAACGTGATTGGTGTGTTAGCGCAAACAGGATTATCAATAAGCATTTCGTACACTCCTCGTTTTTGGTCGTTCGATGCAAACAACATCTTCTTTGGTACAACAAAGGCAGGCGTATGATTTACCCAAACGCAAAGTACGAGATATTCGTGTGCGATAGTTATGGCAACATTCTTGCTCCGTTTAACATTGTGGACTTTAACTTGTTCCTCGAAATGTCTATTACCCGTGGCGTCGGCGAAATTGGTGCGTGTTACATTCGGCTGAGCGGTGGTGCAAATAGCACCGCCGTCCTCACCTTTATGTCCCGATTTGGCTTGTTGCGCAAAGACGCTATCCTTGTGATTTACCGCACAATTGGTAACCAGCGGTCGTTGCTCCTTGATACCGTGTTCTTTATCCGCTCGGTTGAGCAATTCCGTGAAGCCACAGGCTCGTTTGTTATTAAAATTACTGCGTATGACACGAACTATCTGCTTTCTAGCCGACTAACTACCGCACAGAAAAACAATAAACCCGAAACAACGTACAAATCGGAAACGCTTTCGCAAACCATGTACGAACTTGTACGAGATAACATTGGTTCGCAATCGGGCATTCGTCAAATGACCAACTTTACGGAGTCACGAGAACTGCCTACGTATGGGTACACAATAGAAAAGTATTCCACCAGCGATGGCATGTCGTTTTATTACATGAACTTGTTGGACGCACTGCAACAACTAAATCAACTAAGTACCACGCCAATTGAAGTCAATGACCCAATATACCCCGTGTATTTTGATGTGGTTGCAATTGACGCAAACTCATTCGTGTTTCAACAGTTTGCGCAACAGCGAGGTGTTGACCGACGGTTCTCGTCAGGGACAAATCGAACTGCGTTGATTAGTGATACAATGGGGCAAATGACCGAGGTGTCGTTTGTGGCAGATTGGCAAAACGAAAAGACGGCTGCGTATTCGGTCTTTCAAAACATTACAGGAAACGCTCCTGTTGCGCCTGTACGAGTACAGGACATTCGTCGGGTCGCCAATACCCCGTTCTCCGTGCGAGAAGTTGTGTACAACTCGTCCGTAAAAGACGTTACCGCATCAGGAAACTCGTTCCTAAAAGAACCCGTGAACTATCCGACCTTTACTGCGTATGCAAAGCTACAGGACTCACCAGGCTTCTTGTATGGCATTGATTGGGGTTATGGCGACTACATCACCATCAACATCTTTGGCACGTTTGTAGACGTTCGTATCAACGCAATCTCGTTTGAGCTTACCAACAAATCGGAAACTATTAAAGTCAGCCTCCAAGTAACAGAAACGTTTTCATTTTGAGCAACTATCTTACCAACACTGCATTACGCAAAACAATCGACCGTTTACAACAGCCACGTTTGTACGCAGACATGGCTACTAACATTCCTTGTGTTACCCTAACACGTACAAACACTCTTGCCATTACCACCGCAGGTACTATAATCACGTGGCAAGTTGAAAATCGTAACTACGGTTTTACGTGGTCGGGGACAGATATTACAATACCTATATCAGGGTATTATTTATTTAATTTTACCTATGTTGCTGATTTGGCACACACCGTATTTAGTCGATTATTTGTTAATGGCATTGGTGTTAGTATTTTGGTAGATTCAACTATTACATCAAATGTACATTCATTGATAATTATGCGTTACTTTTCTGCAAGTGATGTTGTAAGGGTTCAATTAGTGCCATCAGTAAACGTAACCGTAAGTGTAATAGCAGAGGGAGCATCACCAGAGTCGCCAATTCTGAATATCGCACAACTTACAGGGGTTACTTTATGATTGTGTACCGATTACTTGTTACATCGCCACAACTTACCGTACTCTATGCAGATGAGTTGGGCAACTACTACGAAACGCCACCAGAAGATAGTGACGTGCAAGACTCACCGTCCCTACCTGAGGCAATGAATGACATCCGTTCACACCGTAACGCCTTACTTACTGCATGTGATTGGACACAGCTCCCTGACGCACCGTTGACTGATGCACAACGCCTCGCATGGAGGGTCTACCGCCAAGCACTACGTGACTATCCTGCACTGATAGACCTTGATACATGGAGTGCGCCTGCGTTCCCTGCCCCACCTACCGAATAACACTGTACACTACGCACCGTTGACCTGCACTAGTACAATGTACACACACAGCAAGTGTAAATGTTTACACATGATAATCAATGACAATGGACACCGTACCGTTGATGCGCTCTGCCTCGCACGCCACGACCAAGGCGCAACGGGCAGACTGCCAACCACACGAACAGCCAGCACGCACATGACGCCTGCCACACGAGGCACGTCACCACCCCTCCCCTGATACACAAGGCAAAATGCCCTCCTTAATCGACATAATGCAAGATGCCCAAAATGCCAGCCTGTGGCGTAATGTGCGTTTGAAACATTTGTGCGAATTTCTGCATTTTCCCCGCAAAAATACCTTTTCCTGCGCCCCGTTTCATTAGACCATAAGTGTGCCAAAGTCCATTTTTATGCCTCTATATATGTTATGCACGATTATTTTGTGCAAATGGATGGCTGGTTGGTGAGCGCAACGTGGGATGCGGATACCATTATGTGTGAGTTCCCTCTCTTTTTTGTTTGGGGGAGGGGGGGGGTTGTGCAGGGAAAAGTCTATTGGAAAAATGCCTCGATAAAAATTTAGAAAAAAAGCCGTCTTGACGTACATATATAGAAAGCGTATACTTAGGCAGTAGACATTTTACAAGAAAGGAACGTATATGAATCTACAAATTAGTGCTCGTGCATTGGAAGAAGCGTTAGCATCAGTGCTTACGCAAACGATGGGTACTCCGACCAAGGCATTATTGTTCGCCTCAGGCAAGCAGACGTTGTTGTATGCGTTTGCGCCACGCACAGAAGCCGTGCACATGCACGATTACACGGTCACGGGGGAATGGGGGTTTATTGTTCCTGTGTACACGATGTTGAAGCAGGTGCGTCAATTTGAATCCGACGATGAGTTAAATCTGTTTCGGATAACACATGACGACCGTCCTGATTCATTAATCATCATGCGCAAACGAAACAACCGACCAAGCACCACGTTACCTCTGCGCTATGAGATTGAGGAAAACAGCAATGAC